CGTCAACTGGAGCGGCAGGTTGTTCTTCTTCTTTTAATTCACTTTCCAATTCTCTTAAAATTTCTTCAATTTCTTCATTGGTTACTGTTTCTTCACATTCATCTTCATTTGCTGCTGGTTTGTCTTTTTCAACTTCTTCAAAGGAAACAGTTTTTGGACCACCTTGAGGATCTTCATGAGTTACTGCGCCTTTATCAGGAGCATTTGAAGCGCCAACTCCACCTGAACCAATTTCAGAAGAATCAACAGCCTCATCGGCTGCGATTTCTTGTTTTAATTTTTCAGCCAACATTGCTTCTGCCTTTGTATTAAAGGCTTCTTCCAATGCGGCTTTTGCATTTGCAAGTGCGGTTGCACGCACAGCCTTCGCATCAGCAATAGCTTCTTTTAGTAAGTTTGACATAATTTTTTTTGTAATTTTCTGAAGTTATTGAGGATAAACTTCAATACGGATTTTTATAATTTGAGCGGCAAAGGAAAGCCGTAATATTATATATAAATATAAATAAAAAAATGAAAATAGCGAAATAATTAGATATTTATAATATTATGCCATATTATTACAAAAAGGTAGATGACAAATACTGCGTATACAAAAAGTCTAACGATGAAAAAGTTGGTTGTACAGATGGGGATAAAACGAGTCTAAATAAATATTTAACCGCATTGGCAATTGCGCATAAACGTAAACGTAAAAAGAAAATCAAAGAACAACTCAAGGAAACTTTTCGTAAATTAATATTAAAGGAAACTATATTAACTGAATTGACTGATCACAAAAAAGATAACGTATCAATTGAAACCGAATTAACAAACAACAAAGGATTAGACTTTACTCCTAATGAAATTGATATTGTAAAAAATGTATTAAAATCAAAAGATCACACTTTACATTTGAATGATGAAAATCCTATAACAAGAGGTCATGAATTAAGTTTTCAAAAAGAAATGTCTACCAACAATTTTTATTTTATTGTAAAAAAGTTGGCAAATAAATCGGACAGTAGTGGAAAATCAATAAAATATGGTGTTTGGTATATTTCATATACAAACGAAGAAGACTTGAAAAACCCAACTACGGTATATTACAAATTATCCAACGCAGTAAATCTGCAAAATGAAAATGGAAAGATAAATCAAATAGAATTAGACAATGCCCTAACCGAGTTGATTTCTAGTACACTCAACAAATATAATCTATGATACATTTAAAATCTTTTATTAAAAAAGAATACGCCGAGTCGGATAGTTCTTTTGAATATAAAATTAATGATATAGATCATCCAAATGGATGGAATTGGAAAGAGATTGATCAATTAGCAAATATGGGATTCGAACCATCAGGTGAAACTCGTATGGAATATACTGATAAAGACGCAAATAAAGATATCAATTATGGTGACATGAGAAAAGAACCATTAAAAGTGACTGTATATAAAAATAAAGAAGGATATTGGTTAATTATAAATGATAAAAAACATGTATTTAAAACATTTATTCGTATGATGGAGTTCATAGACGAACGGGGTTCTGTTCAGATATAAAAAATAAACCCACCAATTTCTTGGTGGGTTTTTATTGCGTTTAACTGAAATTATTTTTTATCAATATCTTTAATCTCAAAATATTTTTCAAGAATTCCACCCACATCTTCGTATAATGAAGTCATATGGATATTTTTTTCATTTGCTTCTTTAGCCATTTTATTGAATGCTTCTGCGTGTTTTTTGATTTCAGTAAAATGACGTTTTGCAACATTTGCTTGTGTCCAATCGCTACATTCGTTTACAACATATGTTTCTGCATACTCAGAAATCTTCTTTAGATTGTCTGCTACTTCCACAATTTTTGCATATTCATGAAGCGCCTTGCCATATTCATTATAATTATGAACCAACTCTGACAATACTTTCTTTTGTTCCTTGGACAATTTACGAGGAGCATTTTCAGAAGTGGTTGGAAGATTTACTATTGATTCCACTAGATTCTTTAATTTAATCATATATTATAAATATAAATTTAATAGTTAAAATTATTTAATTTCGCCTAAAATATCACGGATAATATTTTCTACTTTTTCCCACTTATTTGTTTCTGGGTTTTTAGATATTGATTCTTGAAGACTAACTTGTTCATCTGGATATAAGAATGCACCTCTTGTTGAGGGATTGCTTACAAAATCAAATGCAATTAATTCAAAATCATCTTGAACCTCATCGGCGGCTTCATGAACATTTTTACGAACACTTCCCATGCCTCTTGAACTTATACCCAGTCTGATTCCAGATACAAAAAGTTCTTTTAGAATATTACCGCTTGGTGTTGGTAGAACTTCAACCTCACCAACCAAATTATCACCATCCCAAGACATTCTGGTAACATTATGACTTACGTTCTTTAAATTAACAACGCTACTCTCAGGATGGTCTAATTCTCCAAGAGCCCGGCGTTCTTTAATAAAATTTTGTTCGTATTTCTTTGCTTCTCTTTCCAAAATTTCTCTTGGATAGATACGACCGTTTTGGTTTTTTGCATTTGCACGTTGAAGAACTCCTTTTACTAAAAAAGGTCCGTTAGTCTTCATAGCCTCACTAATTATATCACGGCTAATTTCAAAGGACATGCAATCTACAATTAATCTTTTATCGTTCATATTAAATTCCTTTAGTTGCTATATTTTGCGTAGATTTTGGAACTGTAATAATCGGAACAGACGTATCATTTTTCTTTGTTGGAACCGTCGCGGAACCTAACTTCTTAATAATATATGGATATTTAATAAAATATTCACTTTGTTTTTGTTTATTTGGTTCACGTCCTTTAATAACAACTACATAATTTTCATAATAAAAATCAATACTAACACCATCTACGTTGACGATATAATCCTTCTCAGGTTGACCATATCCCTTTGATGCACGAAATTGAATTTTTTGATTAATAACTTGAGTCAGAATTTTTTCTTTAAATTCATTCTTTACAGTTTCGGTTGCTTGTGATAATTTCTTTTGAAATTCTTCCAAATCAAATCTAAGATTATAAATATTACCACCCGATTGTTGCTTTGGTTCTTGATTTGATGGGCCTGATTGTGGTGTTGCGGCTGGAGCAGGGGGATTTGTTCCTTTACCAGCAGGTTGAGGTTGTTCCGCTTCCAAAAATCTCTTCAAAAAGATAGGCATAATTACTTCTTGTTTTTGATGGATTGACCAATTTTTTCACGACGGTTTTTTAAATATGTATCGATTCTATTTACTTTACCGTCATTATTAATATCGGCATCTTCCTTACCTACTGGGTCTAATGCTTCTTCCCAACATTCATCACATTGAATTTCATCAATCATTTTTTGAACATCGGCTTCTTCCAGTGTTCTACCTACGTTTCGGCCAAGTAAATCTTTTAAACGACGAAGCAATTTTACATCATCATCATCGCCTTTTAATTTATTTACTTTTTCACGACTTGAAATGTTACCAATCAATCCGGGTGTAATCTTGGTGTCGTCTTGTGTCTTTTTTGCGGGAGCTGGTGCTGGTGCTGGAGCTTCCTTTTTTGCTACTGGAGCTTGCTTTTTTGCTACTGGAGCTGGTGCGGATTTCTTCGATGATTTTTTACCTTCTTTTACAAGTTCATAATCGGTAGAAGCAGTGGCAGCACGTTCATTTCCTTTGCCTGACTTTGCAAATGCAAATGGAGTTGATGGAGCGGCAACTGCACCGGTGCCAGTTCCTTCTTCTATTTCTTTTTTGATAATTTCCTTAAGTTTTTCTTTAAGTCTATTAATAAGAAGTTTCTTTTTTTCGTTCATATTATTGAATTTTATTTTGAAGTTCTTTTATAAGTTCGTAAGAAAGCAACAATACTGTGATTTGATTATCTTTTACAGATTTTTTGCAATTAATGGTATCAATTTGTTTTACCACTTCATTGATTTTAATTTTGATAACATTATCAGATATAGAATTTAAAATTTTTGATAATGTTTCTTTAATATTACCAATTTCTTTTTGAACAAAGTTATTTAATGAATTTGTGTTACTAATATTGTTAATATATTCTTTTAACAATCTTTTTTGATTATTGTCTAAATCTTTATATTTTTCATTTAATGATTCGACCAATAATTTATAGCTAAGCAAACGAACTTCTTCGTTTTGTTGTTTATAAAAATTAATCAAATCATCTTCGGATTCATTAACAGAAACTTTTTTGCCACATAAATTTTCGGTAATTGTATTTGTTGACTGAATAATTTCTTTTATATCAAACTTTATTGAATTGTTGATATGGTTTTCAAACAATTTATAAATTGAAGCATGTATTTTATAATTTTTGATACTTGATTTCAATAGATCATCGATAGGATAATTTGATTTAATCTCTTTAATGAGATTATATTTTTGCTCTGTTAATCTTTTAGAATCTAATTTTTCTCTTTGCTTCAAAATTACATTTATATATTTCTGAGATTGCAATTCGTCTTTTGCTTTTTCATTAAGCAAGAAGTTGTATAATTGCCATTCTTTTCCTAATTCTTTATTTTCGGTGAAATATTTAAATAATAAATCCTTAGCGGTAGATTCGTCATTTCCCGCTAAGATATCTGCGGTTACTTGACGAGTAAGTAGTTCAAATAATATTCCTGTGTTTTTAAACTTGGAATGTTTAGCTTTTTGCATATACTAGTATAATGTCTTAATTTATAAATATAACAAAATATAGATAAAATTCATTTAATTATAATATTTATTCCTCAATTATATTGCTCTCATCGAGCAATGATTTCGATTCGACTTCTTTTAATAAATCACGTTTAACATCTTGATGGGTTTGTAAAAATTGCTTTAATCCCTCAAGATTTTCCATACTCAATGCGGATTTCGTTTTAGTCTTGCTTCTGATAGCGTCTGTTTGCGAAATTCTTGTATTTTCTTTATTACCGAAAGGGTCATATCCAAATGCCGAATCTTTTCTATATTTGTGTTCACCTGCTTGTGAGGGACGCTTTGATTTTTCAGTTAATGATGGAGGAGCTTCATTACCACCTGCCGATGTTTCTCCGCCAGTAGCGCCTTTTTCAGATGGTTTTCCGGCTGGAGGGGTTGATTCTGGTGAATCGCCTGATGAAGCACCACTTTCACCGGATGTCTCAGGTGCCTTGATTTTATTGAATGGTTTAGCAGGATCAATTCCTTCGTCTTCTATTTGTTTAAATCTATAATTGTCTTTTGCATCTTCAACAATATCGTTCTTTTGCAAATCAATATCTTCATCTGACAATTTAAAAACGTTATTATAAATCCATTTCTTACTAAACAATTTCTGTTCAACCATATCCTTCGCAAGTGTAACTTTATCTGACCAAATCTTTACCTTTTCTGTTTCTAAAATTACAGATGGATTTGTCAATTCTAAGTCAAAATTAACCAATTGATCATCTGTATATCCCTGTGAATATAAATGAACGATTGCGATTTTTTTTAATTCACTGATTAATATTTTTTGAATACGATTAATTGTTTTTGCAAATCTCACATCTTCACTTGCAAGCGTAGCTTTACCACTCAAATCTTCTTCATAACCCAAAAATGCTTTTGGAATCTTTAATGCTGCCAACATCTTGTTTTTAAGGTAATTAATATCATCAATACCAGTAAATTCCATGCCACTTAACGGTTCAATACTTGTTCCGCTATCACTTCCACGAACTGGCAAATAAAAATCTTCGACCATGTTTTGGAGATTAAAACGAAGATTATAATCGCCTGTATTTGGATCAAGATATGGAATTTTTTTGGTTTTATTCATTAATTTCTCCATATATTGATCCACTTCTTGTGGAGGAATATTACCAACATCAACCTTAAAAACTCTCTTTTCAGGTGCACGCATTACACGATGAATTAACATTGCGTCTTCCATCAAACTCAATTGTTTCCATACTCTTCTGCCACCTTCAATCATACTTTTACCATATGGCATAAAATTACTGTCACTAATCATTCTGAAATGAGCGATTTGATAATTTTCTAATTCTTCTAGTTTACCGCCTTCTGGTAAATTAATTTGAAATTTAACATAATTTTTATTTGCTAAATCACTGTTTTCGACGCGGCTAACATTATAAGAACTAATTGGTTCAATCATGTATACACCATATTCAGGACTAATAAACATTTTTAAATAGAAATCTCCATATTTTACAAGATTTCTAGTCCAACTCCACAGGTTAAACTCAATATTGAGAATATCATAGAATAAATTTTCTAAGATTTGTTTGATATTTGTATCATTAGTATGGACCGTCAAAATTTTACCCATTTCATTTTTAGTTACACATTCATCTGCGTAAATATCCAACGCAGAGGCAATGATTGGATCCATATCCATCGTGTCATAATCTCTAAATAATTCAATACGAGACGCTTGATAACTTAATGTAAAATCTCTGCTATATTGATTATATGATGATGTTCTAATTCTGTTAAAACGATCTCTTAAAGTATTACGATCTGTAGCATACATTACTTCGTCTGTATCTACTACCTTTAGTTTTTTACCACCAATGTTACGAACTATTGCATCTGTGGAAAACAAACGTTTTAACCTTGAATATAAAGAACGTTGTTTTAATATTTGAAATTCTTCTGATGGCATATATAATATATAAATATAATGTGGTTATAATAACCACGTAAGATTTTCTGATTTATCGTTGAATTGTCCCGTTTTCATAATCCAAGCATCATGTGCGGAAACTGATTTATGAGTATAAATTTTGTCATTTGATACTCTTGAAATTCCTCCTAACATAGATTTATTTAATTCCATACTTTGTTGTCTTAATCTCAACGCAGTATCTCTAACCCATAGTCCAATACAAAAAGACATAACCAAATCATCATTATAACCCTTCATTGCAGTGGCTTTATTACCATCCCAAATGAATACTGACAATTCATCTAATAATCGTTTGGAGTAAATAATCAGAGATTTTTCTCTAAAGTATGTATCTAATTTAGATATTAGTAAAGGTCTTGTTTTTTGACTATTAGTAAACCCAGGAATCATTCTTTTGTCGTCTCTATTGTATTTACTTGTTAATTGTCGTTCAACATCGACATATTGTAAATCTGCACTACTATAAAATGTATTTGGGTATTGTCTGTCAATTATCTGTTGTAATACTGCCCATCCTATATTATTATTTTCTACTATCAATAAAGCATTATTATATTCTGTAGCAACACTGACTAACATATTCCCATAATCCTTAGTATTTATTTGACCTCTATATTCAGCAACTTGTGTTAATGATTCCACATCAATAACATGAAATGCACTATAATCAACACTATCTCCTCTGGCAACGTCAGCCGCAACAATATAATTTCTACTATAATCAGGATATTCCCAAATCCAATAACCATGGTCTACACCACGCATTTCAACTGGATCTTTTGCTTTAGTTTGTTTGTAAAATTCAACCAAATGTGACTCAATTACTGTATTACCAGAAGATAGAAATTCGGTATCACATTCTTGCGATGCTCTTTTTGGTCCTAATTCATCCGTTTGTCTATTTCTCCAATTTTGGTCTCTTTCTGGATGTCTATCCCACTTTAAACGAATAGTTTTGAATGTGTTTTTTCTTGATTCCGCATCTATCCACATTTGATGGAAGAAATTTCCAACACCATTCGGTGTAGAAAGTAGAATTGCTCTACCACCAGTAGCCATTGTTTGTTGTGCAGAGGTCCAAACTTCTTCTGCATTATCAATAAACGCACATTCATCCATTAATAATAAATAAGCACTAAAACCACGAGCACTATCGGCGGCTGAGGATGCTGCCAGAACTCTAGATTCATTTTTAAACTTTAGTGAAAGACGATTGTCTTCAACTGTAGATACCTTTAACCAACTTGGAAGATTATTATTAGCTAGTCTAATCTTTGATACAATTTCTTTTGATGTATTTTGAACGGTAGACAATATCAAAACGTTTTTGCCTGGATTGAATATCATAGTCCACAAAGCATATGCAGAAACTAATGTGGAAATACCCATTTGACGTGATTTTAATACTATATTTCTATCATTATCAATAAAATCTTGAAGAGTTTCTTCTTGGAAATCATATAATTCAAATGGAATAATACCTCTTGTTTGATGTTGAATCTTTACGTATTTCTTCATGAAATACATAGGGTCAACTAAACACTTTTTATATTCTTCTTTGATTATTTGTTTAAGTGTTTTCTCATTCATACATCGAATTTATGTTCTTCTCTGTTTTTAATAAATTCAAGCGTCATTTCTTTGGCTTTTTCTTCAAATGAAGAATCATAACTAATCTTTTCTAATTGTTTTTCATACTCTGATATTTGTCGTTCAACCTCTATTATATCTTTTTTTAAATCATCTAATACTTTGATTCTGGTATTTGTGTCATCTGTCCAAACTTCGTGTGTTCCGTCTTCATTAAAATATTTTAATTCGGGGTCATAGTTCTCCAAATATTCCATACTCTCCAGAATTTTAGTTTTTAAATCTTTTAGTTTAGAATATTCGGTAGAAAATGCATAATATTTTGAATAATCATTAAATTTTCCCAATAATTTTAATCTACTATCAAAAATAATGCTACAATCATAACATTTACCACATCTAGCATACACTCGTTGGTCAAGATAATTTCCAAATTTTATATTTGCATTACAAATGGAACATTTTTGTTCGACATTAATTTTACCAAGATTTGATAAACGTTTTTTAACTCCGTCTTGTTTTATCCACATGTTTCCCTGACTATCATTCCATGTTTCTCCTTCTTTTCTATCTATTAATCCTATATTGTCAGTATAACCAACTTGAACGAATGCTCTTTCACCGGATACATAACTTTTAACTATATCTAAGTTTGACTTCCCTGTTTTTAATTTTATATTTTTACCGGTATTACTTCTCATAACTTATGGTTCATCCTTTATATTATTAATATTTTCTTTTTAACATCTAATAGATAGTAAACATCTGAACATAACTTATATTTTTTTCTAAAATCAAACATAGTTCCTATAAATTCTTCATTTAATTGTTTATTAAAAAATCGGTATATTGTAGATATAAAGTTGGGATGATCTTTTCATATAACATTAACTATTTTATATAATATTAAATATTTTATTTTAAAAATGTCTCATCAAAAACTTTAACACATTTTTTGTATGAAGATTGTGTTTCGTCAAGAGCATTATTAGTAAATTGCCAATTCCAAAATAATTGATCAGGCGTTTTAAATCCAAAAAATTCTAGAACATTTTTTTGAATTTCTGTCACATCTTTACCATTCCAATTTTGTCCTACAGCAATAAATCCGGCGTCAATATCTTTTACAATATTTTTTTCTCCTAGAGTTGAATGTCTATTTTCAATCCAAGTTAGTCTTTCTATAAGTTTTTGATAATAACTGTTAGCTTGACCCCATCTTATACTAGCAAAAAATACTACACAATCGCTTTCAAATAATTCTTTACTAATTTTCCATAATTCATCACTTTTATCATTATAACTTGCCCAACAACGATGATACCCACTCGGATTTTGATCTTTATTTTTTAATAAAGAACCAATCGTTCCACAGTGATTACCTCCAAATTCTATATTGCTACTTACATTACCTTCACACGGAACAATACGTAACTTAGTAGTATCAATTAAAGTTACCTTTTCTTTGCCAAGTAATTCTTGAATTTTGATAGCTAGTTGGCTACTTTTTGGAACATCATCTTTGTGTTTAACCCATCTATTACTAGTAGTCAATAATAATACTTTATTTTTTGCACGTAAATAATCAATTGTTTTTTTATATTTACGGGCATAAATATCCATATCTTGCTCACTTTGAGGAAGTTTGGCTTCATTTAATAAATCTACTAAACTAATCATTTTGATAATTGATCTAATTTGTTTTGCATAGTCATACCGCGAATTACTTCAGGCGTGCCGCCGTTATCTCTATTAAAATAACGTTTGTAATTACTTAATGCTACATCCAATTTAGCTTTGTCAATTGGTTCTTTTGATATAATGTCTTTTATCATATTTAAATTATTGACTACTAAGACATTTGTATCATTGATAACTTTGTCTATCAATATTATTAAAGATGAATCTACAGATTCTTTTAACTGTGGATTGTTCAAATCTTCAATTATTTGTGTTAATCGTATCATAACATATAAATATCTTTAATAATTAAAAACCCCACATTTTACTGTGGGGTTTCGTTTTTATTTTAATTTGTATTAAGCTCCTGGGAATTGAGCACCTGTTGGTAATACGTTGAAATCTAGAACTATGAATTCAGCTGTTCTAGTTGGTTGAATATAAATTTGTCCATAGAGAATGTTACGATCAATAATATCTGGAGTATTATTAGTGTCATCCATCTGAACTTGGAAAGCAAACAATCCACTACGTTGTTGAACACTTTCCAAGTATGGATTGACAATACTCAAGAAACGGTTACGTGTAGCAGCTACGTTTTGTTCAAACACCAAGAATCTACTTGTGCTTGCGATGAACTTCTTCAAGGCAATCAACAATCTACGAACATTTACTCTATCAAGAGCACTTGACTTCTGTTGAAGTGTTTTTTGACCCCATACACAAATACCTTGGCCAGGAAACGCTGCTATTGGATTTACTCGTCCTTCATAGAGTGTATCACGTTCGCCGTGAGTGGTTCTATCGAGAACTTGAACGGCTTGTGTAATGCCACCACGATTCAACCCAGCAGGAGCAAACCATTCAGCGGCTACATTGTCATTAGCAGCATAAACAGACGGCAATACTACAGAAGGAGGAACACTTACAATCTTATTGGTATTTGTATCTAATATGTTAACCCATGGATAATAAGTTGCTACATAATTACTATCAATTGCTGATACATCATTGACAGCAGCATCAATTAATCCATTAGTTTGACCACTCTTTGGGAACACTACGTTATCCATGATATAAAAACAATCTCCACGGGATTCACACATATCGATTGTCAAATTAGTAACATAACTATGTTGTTGATGTAAAATGCCAGGTGTTACAATCAAATTGATATCAAATTCGTCTGCATTACCCAAAGCACCAATTGCTTGTTTATAAGCAACTGAACCTGCACTTGTAATGTTTGTGCAATTTAATCCTTGAGTATTTCCGGCAACAATATCACCGCCTAAGTTTATCTTGATTGCTGGTGATTGACCATCAAATCCACCTTGGAATCCAAAAATAAACTTACGCATTCTAGCATAGTTTACTTCATTTACATCATCTGGATTTGTTGAAGGTATACTTCCACTTAAACTTGCATCCAAGAAAGATCCTGTATTTGAACCAACAATCACATTATCAAGTGAAAATGGAGTATTTAATCCCGCAGATGCATTTTTTGGAATTGGACAAAAATATTGAACGTTATTATTGTATACAGGAACTCCGGTAGAAATTGTAGGATACAATGATATTACTTCAGAATCTGTAGTTGGAGCATCGTTGAATACTATTCCTGATGGATATTTACCCAAAGATTGACCATATAATGAAGCATTACTATATCTCATTACAGGAGTGATTTTTGAAATGTCTCCAGCAAATGGAGTATAATACGCGTTAAATCCGTAAGGAACTGCAGCCACAGGATATTCAACGGATGACATTTCAATTCTAATATGTTTACTTACATTAGAATAAATTCCAAATTCAATAATTTTGCCAGAATAAGTAATGAAGTTATATCTATCACCAATTCTACGTGCAATAAAGTTTGCACTATCAGCATCCAAACTTAAGTTTGTAAATGTTTCAAGATACTTAGGACGCTTGTCAGTATCATTATAATCACGAACAGAAAGTGTGAACGAACCCCAATCACTTCCTGGAACTGAACCTGCCAATTTAACATCACTAATCTCAATCTTATACAATTTATTAGCATTTGTTCCATCTGTTAAAGTGTGAACTTTAAACAAATCATGTCTAGTTGTAGTTCCATTCACAGAACCAATCTTTTGAGATACTACATATGGTGTATAAGCATTTGTCAAACTAAATTGACTATCACCTTCGGCAGGATTAAACGAATTATCATCTGTAAAATTCAATGGATTCCCACCGCCGAATGTTGTTGAATTTGGCAGAACTGCAATTTTAATTCCATATTGTGTTGTATCCGCAACAACTTTTGCCATAGAATCTTCAAATGCTTTATACAAATAAGCATTTACAGAAGAATCAGATGTCTTTGCTGTTTTTTGGAATACATTTGTGATGTATTTTTGATTTGCCTTATCAAAAGAGAATTCATAAATACCATACTTCCCAGCAGTGCTTCCACTTAGAGTTAAATAATAATTTGATTGAATACTTGAACTATTTGAATTTAAAATTGAATTCAAACTCAAAGAAGAACCACTGAAACCAGGTGATTGTAAATTAGTTCCCGGAGACTGATTTGTTGTATCTGACAACACTGCCAACAAAATTTGATTTGCATTTGATCCTGAACGCCAAGTTCCACATTCACTTACACTTGATGAACCAGCACTTGTAAATGCACCAGTAAATGTGCCAAATGAACCAGTCACTAATCCTTGTAATCTAAATACAGGATCAACGCAGCTTCCTTTAAATGATGTAAATGATGCAGAAGTTAAAACAACATTATTAAATGGTGAACTAGTTCCATAAAGAGTTTTTTCTGATAATATTGATCCAGTAACTGAAAGATTTTGTAAACCGTAATCCAATAATACTTTAGCTGGTGGTAACGAAGACGTGTTAAATGATGATGCTCCATTCCAACTCATTGTTATAAGGGTGTAATTATACCCATATGACGGAATATTCAAAGTTGAACCCGCAAAAAGTTTACTTCCACTGTTTGAACTTGAAGAGGTTGCGGTTTGAGGCACTGTTCCAAATGAAAATATAAATGATGCAGTTGGAACAGTTGCGGTTAAGATCGCTCCGGTTACATTTCCTCCCGACGTGGTAATGACTGTATCTATAGCTAAACTTGAAAATCCTGCAAAGGTAGAACCACTCGCTAATGAACCTGATGGAATAAAGAAAGATGATGCGCTAACTAAAGCAGCGGTATCAATATTTCTTGTATAACTACCTGATTCCGCATAAATTGCAATTGGGAATCTTTGGTCATAACCAGTCAACGCGCCTACGCGGCATACGGTTACAAATCCTTTTTCGTTGAGATATTCTTTGGCGGTGTATGGCCCATATAAGGTTCCATCAGCAACACCAAATTTTTCTTCTAAATCAGCAGTGTTAGTAACTAATGTTGGGCTAAATCCTGGTCCTTTTGCGAACGGTGCAACAACTACAGCTCCAATATCAGCTACACCTTGAACAATGCCTGATAAATCATTTTCTCTTGTAAAGACTCCTGGGCTAACAATGGTGCTAGCAGGACTAAATCTTCCACCTTCTTGTATTGGCATATAATATATTTCCTTTCAAATTTTATAAAAAATCTTAAATATAAATATTCCCAAAAAATTGAAGATGTCAATATTTATAACTTTTTTTAAATGAAATAAACCTTACTAAATCCATTTTCTTTACGAATTTCGACACGACTGTCCACCATATCTTTCATACTGTCTAAATGACTTATAATCCATACAAAATCAAAATTTGTCTTTAAGAATGCAAATAATGTACTCATAGATGATAAATTATCGGCATCCGCACATCCAAATCCTTCATCTATTACGATAAAGTTGGGTCTTGGAAGGTTGCTTATATTAATTAATGCCACTCTAATAGCTAATGAACTTACGAATTTTTCAAGACCACTTGATAGTTCCAATGGCCATTTTTTATCCTCATAGTTGATAAAAGTGCTTACATTCTTACCATCGGTTTGTAGAGATATAGTAAACTCTACAATCTGACTTAGAATATTATTTACTTCTTTTTCAATTGTTGGTAATGCTTGGCTAATCAATTCATATGGGATACCATCTCTACCTATTGATGAATTATATAATTCATATGCTTCGTATACCGTTTCCAATGATTTTGTTTCTTCGATTGTTTTTTCAATACTTAATTTTTGGTTGATTGAGGAATTAAGGTTAGATTTTAGATTAATTATATCGGCATTTTTCTGTTTTATTTTACTGTCAATTATTTTAATACTTGATTTGATAGTTTCAATATTTGTTTTTACAATATTATTGTGTTCAATATTATCTTTTTGTTTATTAAATCTATCAATCTTTTCCACGATTATATTTAATTTGGTTTGTTCTTGAGAAATTTTATGTTCAGTAGAAACAATTGAATTATTAAACTTATTTAACTTATTTTCAATATTAGTTTTAGTGATTTTAAGGTCAGTATATTTTTTATATTCAGTTTCAATGTTGCCAAATCCATTAATTTTGTTCTTCAATTCATTATATTTTTGAAAAACAATTAGTGCGTTTGATTTATCTTTATCTAAATCTTCTTTGGTCTTTATCGCGTCTTTTACGAACACGTTATTTGTGCAATATTCGCAATTTGGATCATATTTGTGTTGTTCGAGAGTCTTTAATTTTTCTAATTTAGAATTGACAATGATTTTGAAACGTTCAATTTCATTTTCTTTGTTGGTAAATTCTTTCTTTACTAAAACATATTCGTCATACTTGTCTACGATATTATCAATCAAATATGATTTTTCTAAATCAATAGAACTAGATAATTCAGACTCTATTTTTTTATATTCTTCTTTAAAACAATTAAGTTCTTTGGTCAATTTCTCTATAGAATTCTTACAAAAAATTTCAGCTTGAGTCAATACTGTCAAATCGTCTATATCATTATCAACAGATATAAGTTTTTTCGTTTCTTCGAACAAAGAATTATTTTTGACATCTCTATCAGACATCAATTGTTCTAAATTTTCATTTTCATTTTTTATCAAACTGGATGAAACTTCGATTATATTTGTTAATTCGTTTAACTTTTGGGTATAATCATTTTTCTTGAAATTCTTCAATAAAACATTGATTTCTTTTATTTTTTCCTGAGATGTAGAAGATAATTTATCAAAAATATCAAGTCCCATGAACTGTGCCAACAATTCTTTTCTTTCTGTTTGACCCATATCAATAAAAGAACCGGTTCTATTATTTTGAATACTTAAAACCGTCAAAATAAAATCATCATAGGTTCCTACATAATCTCTAATGATATCATTTGTGCTTCTACGAGCTTCACCGTTTAGTTCAATTACTTTTCCGTCCTCTTCTTTCCAGAACTTTACATCAACTTTGACATTTCCTTTTTTATCGGCATTTCCAACTCTTTCAATGAAAAAATCTACACCATTTACTTCAAAATTAAACTTGCATTTAAAGGTCATTTTCTGTGTATTCAAAACATGAGATGCTTTAAATGCACGGTCACATTTATCGAATATACAAAATGATAATGCAGATAAAATACTAGATTTACCAGCCGCATTTGACGCAAATAATCCAATAACGTTATGCATTTTGGTAAAATCTATAATGTTACCTTCGCCATAACTAAACATATTATCAAATTCAAAGATCTTAGGCTTCCATCTGATATTTTTTATGATTTGTTCTTTACTCAAAGATGCATTCAATTCTTTATTGATAGTATAAACCTTTTCTAATAGTTCTTTATCATCAATATTAAATTTATTATTTATATAGTCTGTGATAAGTTTATTTTGATAATCTACATCGACAATACTATTGATATTAAGGTTGGTATTATCAATAATATTTTTATTTTGAGTAACCAAACTATCAACTCTAACGTATGAAATATCCATAACTTCAGATATTTCTCTAATTTTAGATAAAACAGATTTTACTTCAGTAGCAACACTCTCACAACACTTCATTCTGAGTCTAACTTTCTTGGGCATATCAGAAATATCAGTTACAAGTTTGCCTTTGTTTACATCTATTGTATAAAATCCGTAATCATTTTGAATTTCGAAGTGTTTGAATGCTTTGGTCTTCAAATCCCAGTATACAAATCCATGTCCTTTTAATTCTTCTCCGTGAGATTGTTGGATTATAGACCCCGCATATACAATTACAGGTTTTTCTTCAATACTATTGTATTTTTGAAGTATTTGATAACGATGAATATCACCCAAAAGAGCAATGTGATGACCATCAAATAATTCATTTGTAATTGTTCTACTAGAAACTTTATAACCAACATCAGTAATTGCATCATTAACGGCACCATGAAACAATATAACATTATAACGTGTATCATTAAGATAGGTTTTTGGAATATCTTTGTATTTTACATATTTTTCATGTTCGTCAAATATAGAAAAATGATTAAATAGAATATCACCAAGTATAAAAATGCCTGATTCTTTTAAATAAAATAGATTTTTGTGGTTTAAAACATCTACGATTGGAGTTAAACTATCTAATCTATTTTTATTAGCCAATGTGGCATCATGATTTCCGGCAATCAATACAGTTGGTCTTCTATCTGCGAGGTTTTGAAGAAAATCCGAAGCGGTCTTGATGCATTCTGGACTCAAATCACTTTTATTATGAAATAAATCTCCCAATACGGCAACTACAGTTGATTCTGGTGTTTTTTCTATTGCTTTATAGAGTTTTTCAAATACTTCATTATATTCATCATGTCTTTTTGTAAGACGAATATGAACATCTGCAATATGAAATATATTTGTAAACTCTTTTATACTACATGATAATTTTGTTGTCATATTACACTGTAACTTTTAACTTAAATAGTTTTTCAAAGTCAATAGTATCACAACTATTGATTATTTCCCAAATTTTTTCAAAACCCATAACACTTGGATCTTTGTCCTTTAGTATAATAAGTTTAGTTTTGATGTTATTTTTTATCAAAAATTCACAGATTTTTATAGAATCCGCAATAGCATCATTGTCTAATAATACATTTACCATAGGAACATCATACTCTAATAATTTGATCTTTAATTTGTTACTTAATGTTTTACCAAATAATGGAATTGTATTTGTTCTTAAACTTATTGCATCAAATGGACCTTCTACCAATGTAATTGGTTCTTCAAAATTTATTAATAATTCAAATCCAATTATATTTTTTGAATATGAACAACTAATATATTTTAATCCTTTTGTTTCGTAAAAACTTCTCGCAGTATAAAAATTCAAAAAACCGTTTGAATCATATGAAGGAATTATTATTCTGTTTTTTAAATCTCCCTCCGTCGAATACCCAATACAGTATCTTAAAATATCTTCTTTATTTATACCTCTATTTTTTAGATATACCAATGCGTGTCTATATTCCAATTCAGATGATGGTTCCCACATTGGTTTAAATTCCTTTGGTAATTGGAGAAGTTGAGTGAATTTCTCCTCAGGTTTATCAAATGATATTTCGAATTCTCTGTTGGGTTTGAACTCTTTATTTGCATCTAAGAATGTATAATACGATGCAGGTGCTCCCAATTTTTTAAATAAAGTTTTAAAGTTTAATCCGCCAAATCCACACACCCAACAATGATATTTACCAGTTAATATATTTACTTCCAACTTTCTTTTATAATGTTTGCATATTGGACAAAAATAAACAGCATCAGTTCCCTTTCTAATTTTAGGAGTCTGATTTAAAAGTTTATTTAAATTTTTTATTATATTTTCTTGGTATAATAACATCTATTTTACTATATCACCGTTGTCTTCATCTATCAATTTTTTATTACGTTCAACTTTTACCCATGGTTTTCTTTCTAACGCAACTGCAATTTTGATTAATTTAATTGGGTCTATTAGATTATCACGATCTTTGGTTTTTGTAGATTTATCTTCTGATTTTTTATCTTCTTTATCATTATTTTCGAAAATTTCTTCATCTTGTAAATCATCAGATACATTTTCATCTTTTTGTGGAGGAGGAGTGGGAATATCTGGTTGAACGACGTTTTCTTGTGTATATGTCTGTTGTTTTGGTATATAACAAATTGTATTTCTAGAAATCATTCCTTGTATTATGTATCTTTTATAGTCATCATACATTTCTCTATAATATTCAAATGCACTGTAAATATCTTCATATTGCTGTGATGTAATATGGATACGAACACAATTATTTTTTTCTTTCCACTTAAATCCAGGAACATCCAGAATCATACAACATATATTAATTAACAACTCTTTTTCATTACAATCTCTTAAGATTATATAATAATCTTTAGTATCTTCTGTTATTATAATTTCATCTTCAGATATATTATATTTTTTACATAATCTTTCTAATTTTTCTTTTGCCGCTATTTTTTCTCCGTCTTTACCTTTTTCAGATAATATTTTTATCTTTTTTGCTAACTCTATTATTTTTTTGTGATTCATCTTTAAAAAGAGAGGCTACTACACCATCATACATATCACTATTTCTTTCATCCCAATTACCCTTTTTATTTTTAATCGTAAATTTAATTACATCTGGATATAAATGTTCTAATTCACTTTTTACAAATTCCTTGGTTTTTATCCCTTTAATTCTGCATTTTCCAAACAATTGTTTACGCATAGTATTTACATTTATAGACAATATTTTAACTTTAAAATATTCTTCTAGAATATAACATATAACTGCTTTGTTAATAGCTAATTTTAATATTGTCTGTTGACTAGTTCTTCCAAAAGAAAAATTAGCTAATGATTCTTCTATCTGAATTATATCAAACGATTTATTTTTTAATATATCAATAATTCCATTAGCTTTTAATTTATAGGTATCATATTTTGAAATATCAATAAATCCAGCGTCTGAAATTTTATCATTTTCCGAAATAGCATATCCACAAACTGTTGATGACAAATCGAGTCCTAATATAACCATATACTAATATATAGTATAGATTATTTATAACGTGTATTATTTAATCCTCTAGACAAAAGTGAACTATTTGAATTATATTGATCTCCTTTGATACCTTTATAGCCAGTTTTTGTTTTTTTTACTTGAAACCCGCCTTGACGATACAATTTGACATTAATAGAATCTGTGTCTGTTTGAACTATACCTGGTGTAGTTTTCACTTTTTTAGCATCAAACGCTCCGCCTGCAGGTTGTTTAGATTTATATCTAGCTTCGATGGTTTTAATTAAAGACTCTCTAGAAATTTTGTTGTTAGACATATATTATTCTTTTTATATAAATATCATTAAATATCCCATTTTACTAAAATATTTAGCGGAAATTCTCCTCCATTTTTAATTGGAGTTCCTAATTTTCCAATTGCAACTAAATCTACACCACTATAAAGTCCAACAGTAGTTATATATGGTGCCAGATATGAACCTGTATTGTCTATTGAAGAACTATATTGATACTTAAAAAATTCT